TTTCATTAGACTTTACGTTTGATGATAACTATAGATCAGATAATTTCTTGGCAGTTAGTCCTCTTTTTAACCAGGCAGAGGGTAAAAGTCAGAGTGCTATAAATTATCTTTTACAGAGAGGGCACGATGATAAAGCAAATCAGTTAGCTGTTTTTAAAAACATATTAAGATATTTAAGAGATGATACTCCTTGGTATTTTCAGGAAGTAAGAGGGTTAGACGAAATTTGGAAAAAAGCAACTAACATGGACGAACCAATGAAAGGAGGTGAAATAACAGTAGAAACACTTGAAGCTGTAGATTTAAGAATGACAGAATTAGCTGACTTATATAGAAACTCAGTGTACGATAAACAATACATGAGAGAAAGAGTACCTGATAACTTGAGATGGTTCTCAATGGATATATGGATAGCTGAATTTAGAAACCTAAGAAATACCCTACCATCGCTAGTTAATTTAGGAACAGGTATAAACATAGGAGGACCTAACCTAGCAGGACTTGCTGGAGCTGGTAACTTTGTTGGTAATGTACTTGATAATTTTGGTTACGTTAAGTTTAAATGTAGACAGTGTGAATTTGATTTTTCAGATAGTTTTCCAGGAGGACGTAATATGAAAATAGGATCATCAAATAGAAGTCAAGAAAAAAGCTCCTTTAAAATAAAAATAGGCTGGATGGAAGAGGAGAACAAATACTCTTCTGGAAGTAATACATTTGATGACGCAGTAAGCGGTAAAATAAGAGGAAACTCTTGGGATAAAAAGCAATTGGGTGCAAACCTAGATTCTGTAGGAGGATTCTTAACAGGACTGCCTGTAGTTGGAGACAAGATAAGCGCAACCGGTGCTAAAGCTTCAGAATCAATATCATCAGTATTAAATACTCCTAACAGGTTAATTAATCAAGGTGTTCAAGAGCTTACGCAATTGGTAAATCAAGGAAACTTTGGAATAAGTAATCTGGTTGGATATGACTTCCAAGAAGGAAGAACAATGCCTAGGAACACGGCAGTTCCTAAGAACCCTTAAGACATAAATTGTAAAATACTTTATATGGAAAATAGCTTAACAGACAGACAATTTCTAGGAACAGTAGAAGATTCTAGAGACCCTGAATTACAGGGTAGATGTAGAATTAGAGTGTTTGGTATTCATGGAGAGGCTATTCCAGTAGAAGATTTACCATGGGCATACCCAAAACAAAAGTCGGCTTATTTTGGACAAGACGGAAAAGCTGGGGCAATATCTATTCCTAAAGACGGTGCGGTAGTAGCAGTTATGTTTAATAATGGAAACATCTATTCACCTGAGTATTATGCAATACAAGAACTTGCTGATGATATAAAAGAAGAATTACAGAAAGAAGGTGAATACCATGGATCTCACTTTTTGCTATTTGATGGAGATGAAGAACTAAAATTCTGGTTTACTAAAGAAAAGGGTATAACCATGCAACTTAAAGGTTCTAGAGTAAATATAGGCCAAGATAAAACTATTACTATAGAACATGATCAAACCCAGTCTGTTATTGAATTAAAAGGCACTGAAATTAACATAACAGCAGACAGTAAAATCATAGCAACATCTACAAGTAAGATAGAGTTAAATTCTAATGACATTCATGTAAATGGAAATAATGTTGTAGTTGGACCCAATAAACCTTTAGCTCAACCTGCTGTTTTAGGTACATCACTTGCAACAGCATTAACTACATTAGCTGGTGTAATTGACAGTAAATGGCCACCAACACCTGGAGCTACGGTTTCTTCTATTAAAAGTTTAGAGCAAACTTTCTTATCTAAAACAACTAAGAATACCCCTTAACCATAAAGGTTTCCTATATTTTCGTATCTAAATATTTTGTTTATCTTGGAATCTGGAGTTACAGATACTATGTTAAATCCTCTTTTCTTAAGATTTTCAAAATTAGTAAAGGTCATTTGGAACCTCTTGTTGTGCCAATCCCTGTTATTTGTATTTCCTATTCCTTCTATGGGATTCTTTTTCCAGAAGTGACTTGGTGTCTTCCAGGTTAAACTAACACCTGCTACATAGAATATAGTGTCCCTCTTTTTGAATTTATCTCTCTCTAATATATCTATTGCAGTAGTTACACAATCCACATACTTTGTTTTATTAGGTCTTTCGTAAATGGTGGTATAATTAGGAACCTGTAAACCAGTTCTTTTGCAATTTATCTCTAACCAATCACTAGAGATAATCTTAGTATGAGCTTTTAATTGATTTAATCTATTGACGTTTTCATCTAGCTCTTGGAATATTTTCTGATCATGAAAAAAGAGATAGTTAGGTATGGTTTTTAACCAAGCACGGTTTGTTCCAACTGTTATAATATCTTTTTGTATTCTTGGAAAATCAATATGTTCTATAGTTGGATCGTTCCCTATTAGTAATAGTTTATTCTTCATTTAACCAATCGTATGAGTTCATATTTTTATCATCAATAAATAGGTCGTATGCGGGTTTACCCATTTTTAATTTATGAAATTTTAAACCCCATTTATTTAATTGATATAAAGTTAATTCTCTATAATCTATTCCTGTTACTGTTCCACGAGCAGTCCATATAATTATAGTATGGCCCTTATCATACAAACCATTTACTTTTTTGATAGCTTTATCTATAGGTTTTGCTGAATGATAATCCCCTGGCTTATCTAATCTACATATAGTATCGTCTATATCTATATAGATTACCATTGCATTCCTCTGACATTTTTATTTAAAGAAGACTCTTCTGGTTCCTCTTCCATGTACTTGTCAATAGTAGCTGCTTCCATGGTAACTCCTCTTCCAATTTTATTTTTGGGTTCTGTTCCATTAAAATAATTTACATAGTCTTCTCTACTAAAACAAGACCATGTTTTATTGTAATGATTATAATGATATAAGTCTGAATATTTAGCCTCTTTCATAATTAATTAAGTTTTTAATATAGTACCTATTAAATAAGGTAGGTTTTAATAATCCCACTCCTTGGGTTTATGACACCTAACGTAATAAGGTAATTTAAAAGTATGTAAGTGTTTTCTATCTTCTCCTTGCATCATAGGTATTATAAAAGAAGTGTCTTCTGAATGAAAACCTTCGCTAACATCTCCCCATTCCCATGAAGGGTATCCATTTTTATGAACAACTGTTAATGTTCCTAATAGAAGTGCGTGTTCCCCTGAATCGCGATATATCATAGTTGAAACAGTCCATAGATCTGGTAAACCGTCTATCTTAAAAGGCTCTCCTATAAATTTAAAACCCAAATTACCTTTTTTAGGACCATTTTCCTCATCATATCTTTGTAGATAATTTTCTATAGAGTACTTGTTGATTAAGTATCTAGGTTCGGGTTGATTTGATTTTTCGCACTCTAATTCAAAACTTGAAATAGCTATTATTAATTTAGCTATGGCGTTTTTAACAAAAAAGTCATCACTATCTAAGTAGCATATCCAATCACCGGTTGCCATTGAGACACCGACTTTTCTAGGATAACCTCTTTTAAACCTGCCTTTTTCACCTTGGTTATACATACCTGTTTTATCAGGCTTACTTACTTTTTTAAACTTGATATTATTATAATGTTTAAAATGATCGTTATATAGTTTTTCACTAATATTACAGCCATCAGCCACTATTATTAGTTCCCAATCACTCACAGTTTGATTAATAACAGAGTAAATAGCTCTTATAAATCCTTCTTCTGGCTTAACCCTGGCGTTTGGGTAATCCCCTAGATAGGACTGCATTATTATACTTATCTTCATGGTAACTATTATTTGTATTATTTATCATTATTATGATAAGATCATTTTACCACAAACAATTCCTAAAGCACCAAACACTACTAAAAATATTAAGCCTAGCCATGAACCTTTGGTTGCTCTTTGTGAGTTCATAGCAAATGCAAAATAGTAGGAAGCGGCTACTATAAAAAGTATAAAATTAGAAAAAAAGTCATTTTTATTAGGGTCAGTATATATGACTATTACAGAAGCTAACATAGCTTGCGCAAATGGAAATAACGCAGCCAACAATATAGTGTAAGGTTTTTCGTAATTAACCTTTAACCATCTTGTAAAAATACGGGTCCTCAGTTGAAGACCTTTCAATAAACTTCTCTTTTTAATGATATAAGTATCATATGAACGCTTTATATCAACATACAAAAGAATTGAATAAGCTGCTATTGAAAGTAGGCATAATAGCGCTACAAAGAAAGCCGTTGTTAACATTGTCTCTAACTTTTTTATCTTATATAATATTAGAAACCTGTTAAAAAATACAGTATCTTATTATTAATATGTTAACAAGGATTAACCTTTAAGGTACCGGTTTGTATAATGAATAATTAGCTGTTAATTCTTCACCTTCTAGTATCTCTTCTATAGTAAACATAAATAGGGTTTCATCACCTTCAAACTTACAGTTTGGAGTTTCAGAGTGATTTACAAATCCGCCAACAGGGGTTCTAATATACCCATTTTCCCAATCCGGATTTTTAATATGACTAATACCTAAACATTGGCCTTTTGAAATATCTTCAGTTGCAAAAAGACCTAGTCCGTGTATACCTGACTGTTTTATAGTTACATTAGGCGGTAGTGGTTTATATGTACTCATTTTCTTAAAGATTTTAATTTTTCTAATTCTGAACCTAATACTTTTCTAGGCCGATATCCTCCCATTGATTTTTCAATATCTCTTATTCCTTTTACCAATTTTATTAACCCTCCAGGTTCAACCGATGCCATTTGATCGCTGCCCCAATTGGTTCTATCAAGTGTTATGTGACGTTCAATCCAGGTCGCTCCTAAGAGAGTAGTGGCCATTGTTGTAACCAATCCAAACTCATGACCTGAATAGCCTATACTTTTGTTAGGGTATTTTTCTTTTAACCAAGTAATATATTCAAGGTTAAGCTCTTCTACTTTTGAAGGGTAACTGGAATTGGTATGCATAATAACATCAGGGTCGCAGCTATTTACACATTTGAATATCTGCTCTTCTGTACTCATTCCAGTGCTTATTAATAAAAAATCAGATCGTTCTCTTGCATATATACAGAGATCAGTATCATTAATTAAAGCTGATGGTATTTTCATTATTACACTACCTGCATTAGAATAATTCTGCTCTATAAAATCCACTGAGTCTCTATCCCAAACTGATGCAAACCAGCCTATGCCTTTCTTTTGACAATATCTATCAATCTCATCAAATTCTTCTTTACCAAATTCAATATCATGTTTGTACTGTATATATGTAGTAGGTTCACTTCTCCAAGGAACATGTTTAGTTTTACCTTTTTGTTCTTCAGGTACGCATACATCAGGGTTACGCTTTTGAAATTTAACCCAATTACAACCTGCTAAACAAGCTGCATCTATAAGTTTAATAGCATTTCTTAAGAATTGAGATCTGTCTTCTCCAAACGCATAGTTAATTCCAGCCTCAGCTACTATCTTAATGTTTTCCATTCTTTATAAGGTATATTAAATATGTTATCTACTTTATTAAGCTTTACAGGAGGTGTTCCTGGAAAAATTATCTTGTTAAAGCTAAACATAATTGTTTTATCATTTACTGATTTTATACCATCTACTAAATCTTTAGTTCTACTTCTATTAAATATAGCTCTAGTAGTTGATTCATATTTTTTAGTTAGATCTTTTCTAACTGTTTCCATATGGTGCATGGTTATTATATCTCTAGGTAATACTTTTTTAATACCTCTAAAATTGTCGGTTATTCCACGAGTAGGATCGCATTTTGCAAAAAAGATCTTAGACATTTTAGAAGCTCGATCTACTTTACATATAAAAGGAACATGCGAAGAATCCATGCCTCTAGTGTATATGGGTTCTTTTACGTAATTAATAAACCTGCATGCAGATTGTGAAATGTTGTTTTCTATAATAAAATCTTTTGCTTTTTTAAACTCTTCTGTTCTATAAAACTCATCCACATCCATTGATATAAAATGTGTACATCCATTTCTTAAACAAGCGTTTAATCCAAATTGTCTCTTCTTGGTTTCATAGCTTTTAGATGTCTGTATACCCACTGAGACAGGTTTAATTATTTGAAAATCATTAAAACATTCTAGAGAGTCTATTAAACCAATTGACTTTAGACATTTTAATTTATTGATATCTTCAGTGGAAGCAGGTTTACCAAACCAGGACTGGGTTTGATAGGCCACATGTACAAAATCTACATGTTGTTTAATCTGCTTTATTGAATGCTCTAGTAATTCAACTCCATCGAATACTGTGTAAGATACTCCTAATTTCATATTTTAAAGTCTTGATAGTAATTATTGTTTTCTTTCATTGATTGATGCCTTTTAGTAAAAGCTTTTACGTAATCCATTCTATGCGTACCTCCTATAGGTATCTTTTTAGTTAGATTAGAGTCATGTACATATGCATCTAATAGTATTTCTGAAAAACCTAAAATAGCTCCAGGCATAGCCATTTCTATTCTTCTTTTATATTCAGTATCACAACCAACTCTATTTGTATCATAATAACCTATGTTTTTAAATATTTCTCTTTTCATAAGCAACATAGACTCATTGGTATGCGGTCTTACAGATATTAATCTTTTTGTTTTAAAGTCTACTCTTCTAAATCCACAGCCAATTGCATAGTTTCTGGGTGAATATTTTAAAATCTCTAATTGAGTAGTGTATCTATTTGGATAGGACACGTCATCAGAACCATGTATAGAAAAATAATTCCAAAAGTCTTCTTTAGAATATTTTAATAAAGCTTTATTGATTGAAACATAAGGTCCACTATTTACTTTGTTTCTAATTAAATCTATTTTTGGATATTTACTGCTTACTAAACTTGCTGTATTGTCAGTGGAAGCATCATCAATTATAACTAAATGTATATCTACATCCTTTTGATTAAGTATAGAATCTATAGTTTCTGCTATGTATCTTTCAGAATTAAATGCTGGTATTACAATTAATATTTTATCCATTATTCTACTTTTCTTTTTACCTTAGCTGGTGAACCAAATGCAACTGATTTTTTTTCTATATCAGATACCACTGATGAACCCATGCCTATTATAGAGCCTTCTCCTATGGTTACTCTATTTCTAACTATGCAACCTAGTTTTATTTTTACATTATCCTCTACTTTGGCGTATCCGCCTATAATAGTAGTTGTGCATATTTCAGTATTATCTCCTATAATAGCGTCATGACCTATATGGGAATGAGCCATTATTATATTGTTATCACCTATTACGGTTTTAAATCCTTCGTCAAAAGGTCTTTGAATTGTAACGTGTTCAGATATAACGTTATTGTCTCCTATTTCTACAGTTCCTTTAAAATCTTCTTGATTTTTTCCTCTTATTTCTCCATTTCCGCCTAGAACAGCGTATGGACCTATTACATTGTTTTTACCAAGTTTAACGTTTTCAAATATAATAGCTGTGTGATGTATCTTATTAGAATCTACTTTTATCCATTCCATATCGTATAAATTATTTTTAGTCATTTTTATTTTATTTTTTTTTAAAGGAGCGTATTTCTTTTAATAAAGAATCATCGTTAAATAGTTTTAGACTTTTTAGATTAATCTTTGTCATGTTTAAATGCTGTATTTTTTTAAAAGAAGTTATGTTTTTAGAAGTTTTAAAATCACACACCATTACATTATTAGGCATAAAGTAAGTCTTTACATTTTTTTTTCTTTTTATTTTTTCCCACATGGTTGCATCAATTCCTGTATGGGTATTTTTCCAAAGTTTCCAATCCATTTCTTCTAAAAGACTTCTACTGAAACATCTCCATGCACCTATAGGTTCTCCTTTTCTAACTTTTCCATATTTGTTCTCATCAGTATATCCTCCCCATTTAATTAGATTTGAAGTATCTAAATCATAGAAATAGCAATCTAAAAAACCTATAAACCTATCGCCTTTTCTTAATCTTTCTATGTAAAAATCTAAAGCTTTATCATTTAATAAATCATCACTTCCTAGCATTATCATTGCTTCAAAATCGAATTTTTTAGAAAAATCTAATGCGTAATTTAATTTTTCACCTAATATGTTTTTATATTGAACATAATTAAAGTTGAATTCCTTACATGATTTTAAATCAGAATCAGAACTACCAACAGCTAGTACTTGTATATCGTAACCTTTATTTTTTAAAGAGTCTATTCCTTGTGCAAATAGTTTTAATACATTATATCTTTCATGAACAGGTACCAATACTAAAAATTTAGTA